ACCGCATTATCTAAATTAGTTGTCCAAGTAAATGTGTTGTTATCTAAATCATACAAGTACATCACCCCATCTATACCCCTAATAGTTGTTAACTGATTTTCTACATGGATAGAAAGAGTGTTTGATCCGATAGGAATTCTATTTTGAGCATCTCGACTTAAACTTACATCCCACTCCGTATTAAAATGCCAACCTTTTTGCTGAACTTCACGATTAATATTAGATAATAAATTCTTTGCTTGAGTTACTTCTACAGTAGTAACTGTTTCTAAACTCGAAACAGCGGCTTCTCCTATAGCTGATAACATCATGTTAACTGCTTCTAGTTCTGTTATGGGATTTGTAGATATAAAGCTCATTTAAGTCACCAAACTCATGCCCATTAGTTGAGCTGTTCTTAAAGTTAAATTATCGGTACTGTCTATGTTAGCCACAAAGATTGAAACATAATCATTTGTTGCCATAGAAGCATAACCCATTGTAGTAATATTAACTGAATTAACTGTGGTGGCAGGAGAGAATCCTACCATCTTTGTTCCTACTATAAGTGATCCGTTCTTATGTATTGCTATTGCAAACTCTTTGTTAACTGCTGATGTGTTTATTTCTAATGAAGCTGAAGCCATAAACATACAGTTTACCGTAGGTGTTCCTGTGTACCTCAACCTACCATTAGCATTTTCATCAAACTCATTAGCAGTTGGGGCTGTACTTAAAGTATATGTGCCTGCTCCCTCTACATAAGTTCCTGCAGAAGCTATGCTTGTAGAAGCCGGTGTCGATACATAGATACTACCCTGTTTAGTTTGTGTTGTTTCAATAAAATCACGCAAGTCTTGGGGTGTTATAGACCCTGCTGCTTGACCGTTCTGAAATAAGTTAGTTGTTAAATCCGCAACTGTGCGTGATGTATCAACCATTGTTGTCTCCTAAATTAAAAAAAGGGGGCTAGCTTTTACACTAACCCCCACAGTGTTATGAGGTTTTAAGCTCAACACAACCTTCAGGTCGAATAAATCCGTGACCCATAGCATACTTCGCTACGATCCACCAACCTTGAAGCTTGATGTCATACTCTGTCTCGACTGCCAAGTTAATTAATTTAACTGTAGCAACTGAAGACTTGTGCATAACAAGTCCAACCGTAGTAGAGAAGTTACCGTTATGAGTGGTAACAGACCCACCAGTGATGTTGGTAGTAGGCAAGTTGTTGGTCTTCACAATGTGAATACCTGCAACCTTCAAGACCGTACCTTCAGAGTACGTTCCTGCTCCACCCCAATCCCGGTTGATTACGTTAGTAGTTTCTGCCATCAGATAATACTGGGCAGGTTTAACAAACATATACCTGTCATTCTCAGGTACATTGTTTTCGTCTAACTTCTGAGCTGCATCAAACATACCTGCAGCTAGGGTAGCACCAGTAGTACCATACCCTGCAGCCGTTAGAACTGACCCACCATTACCACTCGTTACGAGGGCAGCAGAACGAGCACCAAGAACACCCTGTTGTAGAATGTTCTTATCCCATTGAGTACCAAGAGCGATACCTGCCTCTTTAGCATAAATGGATCGTACATCATAGTGGTTCATAGCTTCATCAAGGTTATTGACAAAGTGATCAGCTAACAGTAGCCCATCAATCGAAATAACCTTTTCAGCTTTGTTGATTGCTGTACCATCAAGCTTTGCAGCCGTTGTGCCTGTGTTACCAGAGGCATTGATGTAAGCATATTCGGTACTAGCAGTTTTCCAAACCAAAGGAAACTGAGCACTAATACCTGAGTTAATAGATCGGACAACGTGCTTGTCCATTGTTACACTCGCCTGCTCAAACGCTGTGAGGACTTCACCTGCGTATACTTTTAAAAATAACGCAGTGGATGATCCTGTAGAGTTCGCTTGACCAGATCGAGTCATTGTTACCGCAGGTGCGGAAGTATTGGTTACACCCATAGTAACCTCCTTAAATTAAAGTTAATAAAAATATTTTGCTGTATCTTTATTTAACTTTCAACTAAGATTATCTACCTCAGCAGGTCTTGTTTACTTGTAAATAGAAACTAGCTTAGATAGTACCAGTAGAAAATATGTCTGATCTATCTAGTTTATCTAACACATCTTGACGATATGCCATGTCATTTTCATATCGAGGGTCTCTCATAGCTTTAACAACTTCTGCATTACTTCTAAATGCGTTGTCAGATGTTACGCTAGATGGAGATTGTCCTCCATAAGTTGTACCTTCTTTACCGACAGATGCTTGATAATCTGCCCTTAATCCTTTAGCCGCCATCATAGCAGTAGTAACATCTCCACTATTAACAGCTTGATCATAAACTTGTATTTGTTGGTTGGTATAATTTGTCTTAGCCCATTCTACCATAGAGGAGTATTCTTCTTGTCCACCTACAGAAGACCGTACTTCATTACCAATCTTTTCCCCCAAAGCTTTTACTCCGGCAATATATGTATCAGCATAATCTCTACTAATACCGGCATCCGCTAGTGTTTTATAACTAGCATCAGTTAAACCACCACTTTCAGCATACTCTTGAGTAAGAGCTTCCATATCAAAGGGAGCTTCAGATTGTTCTGGAATACTTAAATCTGATTCTTCTTTTATTTCTTGGACTTCGTTTGGTGAATGAAACTTTTTTTCTAATTCTTCGTAGCTCTTTTTGAGTTTCTCATAGTCTCCACCAAACTTATCTTCTGGTTGTTCTACAGGGTTAACACCATCAATCCCATGTTCTACTTCTTCAACCTTCTCTATCATCTCCTGATTATGAGCTTCTTCGGAAGCAGTCATCTCAGGAGTTTCATTACTACCTACTGTTAGTTGCTCTGCCATATCCCTCACCAAATGTTTCTAAAATTGCACCACTACTAAGTCTAATCTTTGTGTAAGTTCCGGGTACTCCACCAGATGATCCCACTTGATCTTCCTTTTGTTCAAGAATCTTATCACGTTCTTTTACTACATCCTTCAGTTCAGCCTTAGAAACTACGTTTCGTTCAGGCTTCTTGTCCTTGGTTGCCATTCACTTGCTCCCTTATCATTTCGCCCCCTTGAGTCACAGCATTTGGAGTAGCAGCAACCGCTTGTTGTGCTTGCATCTGTGCTTGTTGGGCTTGTTGTTGTTCTTGTTGTACTTCTTCTTGTGTTTTAATTAAACCTTTCATGTCAATACCGAAACCAGTTCCTAATCTTTTCATAGCATCACTAACATTAGTATAGGTAATTACCGCTTCCGGGCCTAATATTTTAGCTGCGGTTTGTAAAAATGTAGCAAGTTTATTTGCATCATTCCCTCTACCTAGTGCTTCAAACCCTGTGATAATTACAGGTTCTACAGAATCTTCAGGTAATGGTGGAAGTTTCTTTTCTCTTTCTAGAACGGCTATAATTCTATGTATAAGAGGCAACTGGAGTTCATGTGAGAGAAGACTATAGATACCACCTAAGGATGTCTCTAGTTCATTAGCTAGGAATCGAATCTCCTCTGCCGTCACTCTCTCTGCATCCCTCTGTACGCTTTGGTTTAACAGGAAGGCAGCAGCTAGTCTTCTCTCTGTAGTACCTATAGTTTCTTGAGCTACTCTGAAGTCATTAAACTTCTGCATTTGTAAGACAGTCACATCTTCTGCTGACCCTTGCCTTACCGCTAAGTTAGGAGCTTGTGAGATTGTTTTTAATTTAGTAGTACCATTAGGTCTGACGAGAAAGATGGCTCTAGCTGCGGCTGAAGAACCCTCAAGAATAGCTTTGCTTAATCCTTCAAGTGCTCTCAAGTCACCTAAGTATTCTTCTACAAATCCTCTACCATAATCCTCACCATCAATAGAAGAAAACCTCAAGGCTAACCAAGGGTTTTTATCTAATGGATATTCAGAATCGGTATTAGGAATTTTCATGTCATTAACTTCTTGATGAACATGAATTTTATTATCTTTTCTTTTAACTATAGTATATAGATTAAGTTCTTTTTCGCTAACCTTCTCACTATCCCCCGACTCTCTAGGGGGAAGTTTACCAAATATATCTACATATAATTGCCGACTCATTTTCTCATGTACTATGATCTCAAGTACTTTACCTTGAGGGTCTCGTCTAACTACATACTGATCTAAATGAAAGACACGCATAGCATTATCTTTATCAACATGAATACACGCATTACCTGTAATTATTAAATGTCTTAAAGCTTCATTCAATGGAACGCGCATGGCCTTTGCCTCTACTTCATCCATGACTGATCGTTCCATAGAATTTAATGCTTCTTCTACAGGTGCTCTCTGTGCTTGTAGTTCTTGTAGGGTAAAGTCATCTATTTGAAACTTGAAGAAGGGGGAATTCGGTGGAAACAAAGTAAGTAATAATTTTGCTGACAAATTATTTACCCCTCTAGCTCCAATACCTTGGAATGGTGTAGGTAAATCATGGTCTTGTGTTTTATTTCTTGGGAGAATAAAAGGTATAGTTAGCTCTGCTGCATCATAGGCACGTTCTAAGAAGTTCTGTCTCCTTCTACACAAGTCTCCGTATCTTTTACTTGTTTCTATCATGCTATTTGTAGTCCTGTTCCACTAAAAGTTTCTGTATTAATCGAGCTTGTTGCTCTAGGTTGTTCTTTATTCTTAGCAGTTTTTATTCGTTTCATTTCTTTTGCTAAATAAGCTGGTGCTTGTGCTCCACCTGATCCTGTTATTTGATTTTGTTGTGAGTGATAAGTGGGTTCTTGCTCATATTGGGGATAAGGATATTCTGCCGGTTGCTGTGGCATTAAAGCCGACATAGCCATAGAACCTACTCCACCTAAAATAGCTCCACCTAATGCAGCCTGTGGTACTAAGGTAGCAGAAGTCCAACCAAGAGTTGAAAATATACTAGAGCCTACATGAGCAGAAGCTGTACTAAACAGACCACCACTTCCCGCCGCAGAAACTCCGAAGCCACCGGTAGCTGCACCAATACCTATAGCTAAAGCTATATCAAGACCCTGATTACCAGTAGATACACACATATTAACCTATGTTTAATCCAGTTGGAGCTGTTGGGGTGTTGATTTCTCGTCTAAATCTAGCCTTCCCTTTAGCTCGTCTTGCTACTTTATTAGACTTTTTCCCTGTCATAGCCGCCGTTGATGCCTTTGTAGTCACTGAGGCTATTGGAGCCGGAGGACTTGGAGGAGGTGGAGGCGGTTTTGGAGGGGGAGGTGGCGGTGGGGGCTTTGGTGATCCCATGCACATTAACATATTAAGTAACTCTAACACTAGTCTTATCTCCCTTGTAAGATGCTTCTTTTATTTCATCTTGTTTATCTTTAAGCCACCTTATAACCTGTTGCTGACCTATAAGTT